CGTCACCCATGCCTGCTGCTGAATGAACTCGGGCGGGTCATTCGGGTCTTCCTGATCGGGCGACCATGCGGGGTTTGGAATGTCGGTGATGACGTTCTCAGTCACGGTGCCGTAGGGCGTTGCGGTCATGAGATACGCCACGATGCGCTCGCTGTCGGCGTCAGACAGTTCCATCTGGACCGTCAGCGTCAGGGAGGGGCTGACAACCCCGTAATTCACAATTGCCATTATTCTGTCTCCTGTGTTTTGGCGTTGGCTTCGGCCACTGCGGCTTCCAACTTGGCGAAGAGCGGCACTGCGGCCTTGGCTCCTTGGATGCCGGATGCCTTCACGGCTACATCAAGCAGTGCGCCGAGGGCCTGTACTTCGTTCTGGTCTAGGGTGAGGTTGATCATGTTTTCTCCTGAATTAAACGACACACGGCACGCGGTATGCAGTTCCGGTGCTGTCGTAAAGGGTGAGGTATCCTGTCGGGACAATAGTTGTTGCCGTGTAGGCGGTGTCGGTGGTCAGTTTGCCTTGGATGTTGGTGAAGCCGCCATCATTGGCAAGGACTGCCTGTAGCGTGGTGCTGGACCGCTTGAGGGCGGGGAAGGATGCAGAGGTGCCGCCGAAGGCAAGGCGGTCGAAGTTGGTTTCGGCTTGGTTGTAGAAAACGATGGTTCCGTCAGTTGACCCAGAATAAATGTGGAAACGATTATTAAAGTCCCTGAGATAACTACCGGCCACAAATCCGGCGGCAAGAAAGTTCCGCGCGAGAAAAAAGTCGCGCGGCCTGCTCCCCGACGACGTGCCGATGTCGTAGGTATTGTCGGTGCCTGCGAGGAAATGGCCGCTGGTGCTCATTGTCCAAACAGTGTCAGTGTTTCCCGAGATGCTGCGGAAATTTATTGGTGCGCCGTAAACAACAAGCGTGCTGTTAGGCGATCCGCCATAGCCAGACCCGACGCCAAGCGGGTCGCCGCCAGTTGTGCCATTGTCGGACGTTTCAAGAAACCAAAATACGCCCGTGTTACGGAGGCTCATCTTGTTATGAACAGACGCGCTGGTGTAGCTGCGGTAGATGTTGAACGTCTGCGCGTTCGCCCCGTTCCGCTGCGCGAGGGTGTTGGCGGCGTCGCGGAAAAGGCGAACGTCCGCAGTCCCATTTGAGCTACCATCTTCCGACCAGCCCAAATATGTCGGGCTAGAAAACTGGAACCGCCCGCTGGCTAATGTTGCAATTGTTGTCCCATTGGACATAGAAAAACTGAGTGTATTGGATATCCGAATATTCGGAAACAGATCGGGGAGGTCTATGTAACGACCAGTAAATGTCAAAGCCGGAAGGTTTGAAAGAGCTGTTTCATTTGAAATTGTAAGCGCACTAACAAGCGCATTCTGCGCCGAGCCAGACGAACCAGCCGGGGCGACTTGGAAGATGATGGAGCCGCCAGCGCCCGTGCCCGTGCCCTGAGAGCCAGTGATGGTGAGGTTCGCGCCAGCGATGTTCGTCGTGCCAGCAACAACGGACTGGACGGAGAGGGTCTGGGCTACGGGGGCGGCAGCGTCAGCATCGCCGAGGCGGAGGTTGGCGGCTGCGCGGCGGGTGAGGATGGTGTCAGTCGTTCCGCTGGGGTCTCCGGTATTGGTAAACCCAAACCTAGCTGTGCTGGCTGTTTTGAGGCCGTTCGTGTCAAAAACGTTTACGAGAGTGCCGTTGCTTGTGTAGACAAGTATTTGCGAACTTGAGAGGCCAAACCCGTTCGCTGTACTTGCACCGTTGCCAAAGAAGTTAACGGCATAAACAGTCCCTGACCTGTCGACCTTGAACTTACTTACAAACGTCCCGCCGCCCGTGCCAAGGTCCATCAGCAGCGAAGACGCATTGCTTGCCGTGCTGGTGACGTTAAACTTCAGTCCGGTGAACGTAACCGCCGCGTTGTTCCATGTTTGGGACATGTTCAGCACGGGTGCGTCGGCGGTGATGGTGCCGCGCGTGAACAAATTGTCCAGCGCAATCTTTCTGTCCAGCGGCGTGCCAGCAGGATCGTCCACGATGTAGAGAATATCATCACCGCTGGGCGTTGTTAGCGCCGTCAGGTCAGCAAGTTTGGTATCAGCCATGATTCAACCTCACGAGGAAGATGCGAGTTTAAGGAAGGAAGTGCCGTCAACGAGGAGCAGACCGTCCGTGCCGTTGGAAAGCAGGAGAACACTATTGGGTCCACCAGGAGTGGAGTCACCAACCCTCGGCCCAAACGGGCTACGAATGCCGTCAAGCGGGCTTACAAGCCTACGCATGAGACACGACTACCTGTGTCGCGTCCGTCGAGTAAGCCCACAGGCGATCTCGCCCAGCCAAGCCTGGGAACAGATCACTAAGCGCCACATTGCGTTCGCCCTGCCCTGGATTATAGCGAATTGCGCCCGTGAACGTGGTCGGCGCGGTGCCGTCCGTGGTCGCCTTGATCATGCAATGATTGGAGCCGATGTTCTGAAACGTGATCGAGGTGATGTCGGCATCGGTAAGCTGGGTCCAAGTCGCGGCAGGGACCGTGATCGTTGTGTTCTGTGCCATTCTAGTCTCCGTTCATTTCGGATGGTGGGAAGGGCGGCTCACTAGAACCGCCCCGTTATTGTTACGTAGCAGCCACGTTGGTGCCGACGAAGGTGGTGGCAGCGCGGTGCGGCACATTGAGGATGCCGTAGACCTTGACGGTCGCATCGGTGCCGGTGGTGCCAACGCCGTTCATGCGAACATAACGCTTGGAACCCTTGTAGCCAATGCCGCCGATGATCTTGTTGTCATCGCCATCGGCAGTGACAGACAGGGCAATCGTGCCGTTGACAGAATCAGCTGCAACGATGGCCGCAGCGTCACCAGCAACGGTCGTGTCAGAGTGCTGGGCCGTGAAGGTAAAGCCAGAAGATGTTCCAGCATCGGTCACGGTATCCGTGGCAAGCATCAGGGTGATGGCATCAAAGCCACGGGTATCAACCCAAGAAGTAGCACCGGCAGTGGTGCCAGAGAGAGTCACGGTGCCAAGCAGGACAACCTGCTTGTTGGAAAGCATATCACGCATCTCAAGAATCCTTCTTATCGGCGTGGTTGCGGAGCGGCGTTATTGCCGCCCCGCGTTAGTTGTTACGAGCCAAGCTTGACCAGCTTGATCGCCTCGAAGTTGACCACATCACCGCCGACGCGCTTCGTGGTGTAGAACTCCACATAGGGCTTGGCAGAGTAGGGATCGCGCAGAGTGCGGATGCCGAGGCGATCCACAATCTGATAGGCTTCGCGCATATCGCCAACGGCGATGGAGAGCGAGTTGGACGCCGGATCGGGCATGTCCTCGAATGCTGCCACCGGATAGCCGAGCAGCGTAGCGGGCTGGCCAGCCTGAATGCCGGGGCTCCAGATGTAAGCGCCGTCAGAGTCCTTGGCCTTGCGCACCAGGCGCGTGGTAGCGCGGTTCATGAACCAAGTGGCGTTGGCACGATACTGCTGCTTAAGCCCATAGAGGGCGTTGATCAGCGCATCGCCACCATCAGGAGCCGCAGCTAGAGCGCCAGAAGCGCCCGTGGGGAACTGCTCGATGGTGCCGGGAAGCGTGGTGCCAGACGAATAGGTCAGGAAGCCACGGGGCTTGTTGACGCCGTTGCCGACAACGAAAGCGTTGGCTTCGTCACGGGCGAACTTCTCGGAAACCTTGGAGGCAAGCCATGCTTCCATGTTGATCGAGGCGTCATCGAGCAGCTTTTGCGTAGCCTTGGGCTTCGCATAGAGTTCGTGGGCAGGAATGCGCCACTTGCCAAGCTGCGGCGTGTTGGTCTCAGCGCGGCTGTCCGTTTCGCCAACCCAGCCCGAAGAGGCTTCGTTGAGATCGAACAGACCTTCGAGGGCGTCCGAGGAGATGACCTGCGTCGATGCGTATGCACGCATCGGGCTGGTCTCGAACACCTTGAGCACGATACGGCCAGAGAGGTCGGGATTGACCACATAGCCGCCATCGGGGTCGGTGCCGACCGACAGAGCCTTGCGCTCGTCCGGTCCCATGACTTCTTCGCCCTTGCGGATGAAGGTGTCGAACGCGGCCTTGTAGCCGTCCATATCGGCAGCGCCGAATGAACCAGCAACAGCGCCACGGCGGCGGGCATTCATGGAGGCCCACTCCTGGGCCTTGCGGTCGTGATCGACCACTTCGCCACGCTCGTCGGTGACGATGCGCGACTGACGCTTGGAAGCCAGAACGGCCTCGTCAGCAATCTTCTGGGCCTTCTCAAGGTCGGCTTCGATCTTCTGAAGCTTGGCCTCGGTCACGACATCGGCGCTGCCCTTCTTCTCGATCTGGGCAAGGCGTTCGTCGTTGGCCTTCTTGAACTCTTCGAATCCGGCGTGCAGCGCTTCAACCGCGCCGACGGCCTTCTTGATTTCCTCTGACATGCAGGGATTCCTTTAGCTTTGACAGTGACTGTAAAAGGGCATCAACGCCCTCGGTTACGGCCTCTTCATCGCCAGCGTCCCGCTGTCTCTGTAGGGCTTTGAATCCGTGGAGAGTGAGAGCCACGGCCTCTTTGCGTGAGTATCCTGCATCACGCAGGAAACGCTCGAAATCTCTTTCGGTGGTGATCGACTTGACGTTTGTCACCTTTGCATCCGGCAGCATCGGGAACGTCACAAGGCTGATCTCGAACAGGTCCACTTCCATCAGCTTGCGAACACGGCCATCGCCTTCGGGGATGGCTTCCATTGTGCGATAGCCGATAGACATTGAATCGATGGCCCCGGCGCGAAGGAGCGCCATTGCCTCGCGGCCCTTTTCTACTTCTTTGAGCAGACGGCCACGGACAAACAGGCCACGCTCGTCCTCGTAGATGTCATCCCAGACGCCGATTGGCTGGCTCATATCGTGCTGCCATAGCATCTTGACTTTACGAGAGCCGAGCGATTTGCGGAATGCGCCGCGTTCGACCACATCCATTCCCTGATCGACAACGCCGAAGACGGAGGCATAGCCCTCGAAGACGCCATCATTGTCAGGCTCGCGCTTGAGCGTGAGGGCAACGGATTTGTGCTGGATCGGTTCGGACATGAACTTGTCGCCCTCTTCTCTGCGAACTATTGCGTTGGCCCATGACTTGCCGGGATCACCACCCCAAAGCGCCCAGGCTATGCGGCCAGCGGATGGATAGCCATCCTCGCCGGGGGAGAATCCTTGGCCTTGCTTGTCCACCTCATGGCGGGCGAAGTAAGACACCATCCGCTTGACGGTATCGAGCGAAAGGTTGCGGCGGTTCTTGATGTCGCGTGCGCGGGCAACGCCGATCTCGGTGCCGCCACGGTTGAACTCATCGCGCCAATCGAGGCCGCGCGTGGCTTCTCGTGCCATTGCCTCGTTGGGAGAGAACCCATCGGCCTTGCCTTCCCAGTTGGAAATGCAGACGGCATAACGCTGATCTTCATCGGGAAAATCAGACATCGCCTCCTCGTCGCTCATGCAACGGGAGATGAACTCGTCTTCGTTTTCGGTCGGGCCGGGGCTAGGCATGAGGGGAATATATCATTGCTTGATTGAAATCACAACATGGCCTCAAGGGCGGCTTCGTCTACGATGTAACCAACGGCACAACGGCAGTTGATGACCTCATCGCCGGGGCCGGATGGATCGCCGGGGAAGGCTAGGTCAGAATCGCCCACGCGGAACGTATCGTCCATTCCGACAACCTGGCCGTTCGCCTCGCGGTGCGTCTCTCTGGTGCGGTCATCGGCAGCGGCCAGCCACTCACGGGCCAATGGCAAGCCGGTCTGCTTTGCGGCCTCCTGTGAACCATAGTTGGCAGCGCCGTGCGTCTCGGTGCGGGCGATCATCTCAGCCCTGTAGGACGAAATCTGTGGCACCAGATCGAGGATGTAGGATGCGGTGCCGCGTTGGCCCAAGCCATCCTCATAGCCTTTCCGAACTGCCCGAATGATTTGATCGCGGGTTGTTTCCGTCACCTCTGTGATGCGACGGCGGATCGCCTCTTGCTCAATAAAGCGCAACGCCCTGCGCGTCATAATCTGGGCGAAGCTTTCTTTCGTCTCCAGCTTCAAGCCTCGCGCCTTGGCTTGCTCCATGATGCGAGATCCGAACATGGTGATCGAGGCAATTGCCATCTGGCGATAGGTCGCCTCGATACGGTCCCGGAAGTCGCGCGGCAAGGTGACGTTGCCGGTCTGCTCCCAATGCTCGACCATCTCGCGCATGGCGGTTGCGATCTCGCGGTTGAGACGGCCACGGAATTGGACGGTCAACCTGTCGAGCAATGCGCCTTGACGGCGCACCTCGCGGCGCGTGTTCGAATCAACCAGCCTTCGAGCCATAAGCCAGTGCTTTCACAAGATCGGGGCTGAGTGGTTCCGGTAACGGTTCTGTTGCCATGCTCAGGGGGATTTCGGCGGAAGAAACGAACAATGTGTCACCGCCATCGATTGGCCCGTATCCCTTCAAGGCGCGGCGCTCATTGATGGTGAGGTCTTGTGACTGATCAGCCATCTGCCACATCGAAAGTCGCTTCTCAGCAATGGCCGGAATGCTGTCGATGTCAGGCTTGATCTCGACACCGTAGATGGAGCCGAGCCATGCGTTCCAATCGTTCACGATCATCTGGAGCAGCGGGAGCGCCGTGTCTTCCCAGAACGCCAGACGAGCCTCGGCATAGTTGGAATAGGTATTATCGCCAGGTATGCCGAGAAGTTGCGGCGGCACGCCGAAGGCCAAGGCAACGTCACGGGCCGAGGAGAACTTCACCTCGATGATGCCCATGTCATCCGGTGACAAGCCCATCTGCTGCCAGTCAAGGCCACCTTCGAGGAGCATCGGTCGACCGGCGTTCGAGGAGCCGGAATATTGCTCTTCTATCTGGGCCTTGAGACGGTTGAAGTTCTCGTCTGATAGCGTACCGGAATCCTTGACGGTCAATGCACCTGACGGACGCGCCGAATTCTGGAGCAATGCTTGCATCCAGTTCATGGCTTCGTTGTTCTGGTCGATGGCGTAGGAACCTGCCTCGATTGGACTCATGCCGTACCAATCGTTCAACGGGTTGAACAGCTTCAAGTGCCGCACATCGCATTCGAGCGTGCGCGGGTCCATCTCCCACCGCGCCTTGTTCTGGCCAAGCGTATATTCGTATGCAGACGGGATGCCGTTGGATGACGGAACGATCTTCATGCGGTCTGGTCGAAGCTGGTAAAGCTCCTTGACCTCGCGGCCCACCATGAACCGCTCTTCGTAGCCGTTTCCCGCGATCATCAGGAACGACACCTTGGCGCGAACGTAATCGGAATATGACTGAAGCGGGTTCGGTCGCTCAAGCAGCGTGATCAACGGGTGGTCGACCAGTTCCGTCTCGCCACGATAGACGCCAAGATTGACGGATGCGATGGCATCAGCGATCCGGTTGATGGCCTGATATGCCACCACGTTCTTGCCATAGGCTTCCTTGGCAAAGGATTCGTAGTTGCGTGGAGACCACACGGCTTGGCCGGGATTGATCACCATCAGCTTGGCGACAGCGGATTCCTTGCGCTCTTGCGGGCGGCGGAAACGGTCGAAAAGTCCCATCGATAACCTCACAAGGCGCGAACCGCAGGAGCAGACTGCGGCGCTGTCATATCGGAAATTGCACTCATTGCGGCGTCTATCATATCATCATGTGTGCCGTTGGGAAAGACCGAGGCCTCGGACATGAAATCGGCCAGGTGATCAATGTTATCCATGATGTAGACATTGCCGGATTGAACATAGGGCGCGGCATCGAAGGCGCGTGTCACTTTGTCGGTGTTGCGCTGGATCGGAATGATTGGAATGCCTTCACGTTTCAGCTTCTGGATCAGGCCGGTGCCGCTCACCTTGTCTTCGACCTTGAAGGCTCGAAGCGGCCCCTTGTCCGATGCTGCCAAATGCTTTTTCCAGAATGCCCGAGCCATTGTTTCCAGTTCTGGAGCCTCCCATTTGCCGCGTGCCATATCGAGCAGCACGATCTGTCCGGTTTGCGTTTGGCCCCAGCATTGGAAGACGGAATAGTCATTCTGCTCCTTTGTCTTTTGCGCCGTGTCGGCATAGATCGCCCGCCACTTGAGCGGCGGCATCGCATCGTAGAACCGCCACCATTCGTCCTTGAAGATGCCGCCGCCAAGTGGGGCTGGTCGTTGCATGTATTGACCAGCGAAGACGTAGGGGCTGGATTGCTCGAGGCGGTCGAGCATCTCGGGCGGGAATTGTTCCGGCCAGAACGATGAGCCATCTGGATCCCGGGCGGGGATGACAAGGCTATCCCACTTTTCACCAGAACCGCCGCTCAGAAGCCAGCCGGAAAGATCATCTTCGTGGAGCCGCTGCATGATGACGATGATTGGCGTGTCTGTCTTGTTGAGGCGTGATTGTATCGTGGTCTGATACCAGTCGATCACGTTCTGCCGCATGATAGGCGAGGTTGCCTCACCTGCCTTGTGCGGGTCATCGATGATGATGGCACCGCCGAAGCCGTCTCGCATCTTGCCAGCGCCATAGCCTGTGATGGTTCCTTCTGCGCCGGTTGCGTAGACGATGCCGCCGTGTGATGTGCGGAACTCATCCTTTGCCTTGCTATCGTCTTGAAGCGAAACCCAAGGGAAGATCGAGCGATAGGTCTCGTGCTGCATCATGGCGCGGATGTCGTATGCGTTGGATGTGGCGAGGCGCTTGGAATAGCTGGCGTGAATAAATTCGGAATCTGGTACGAGGCCGATGGTCCAAGCGATGAATGCCTTGACGGCGATCTCGGTCTTGCCGGATCGAGGCGGCACGTTGATAATGAGCCGCTTGATGCGGTGGGCGAAGACCTGCTCGAGGCTACGGCAGATTTCCCGCTGATGCCTGTTCGGCAGCATCTCTTGGTTGGTGCGGGCGCGGTAGATCGTGCGGGCGAACTTGTAGAGCCGTTGACGGTTGGCGGCTCGATGCTCACTCGGCGTCATCGTAAATCTTGTTGAGCGCAGCAAGGACGGCGGCAGCGACTGGCTCCGGTCTTAGTGATCCATCTTCGTTGGAGATGTCCACGGTTTCGCGCCAGCGTGCGCGCGTCTTGAGCCAGAAGATCATGGCGGTGGTGTCGCCAGCCTTGGCCTTGTTGAATAGCGCACCGCCGATGGTTGCATTTGCCTTGTCGCGTGCTTGCTTCAGTTCGGCGGAATAGTATTTGTAGAGCGTCTCTTTGTGGATGCTGAGGATTTCGGCAATGCTCTCGTGCGTGGTGCCGACCGTTGCGTGAAGCGAGACCAGCTGGCGCTGCGCGTCTGTCGGTGCATGAGGCTTGCGGCCTAGCTTGCCTTTGGTTTCTTCGATCATGTCGAGGCCTCAAGAGTTGGAGCGTGTGGGTCAGTGCTGCCCTGCCGCTGTGCTTCCGGGGAGGAAGCCATCGCCTTCTTCACACGCTTTGGATATGGTTTGGCAAGCGGCATTATA